TCTCCAGGTTGAAAGCGATCATTACCTAATTTTTTCCGGACACCTTTGGCAAGATAGCCGCCCGGTAAATTCGCAAGCTTCCCAGCATCAAGCAATTGATTGGTCGTAGTATTAATGGACTGCGTAACACTGCACAGTAAATGAGGGTAGCCAATCCCTAAAAAATTACCCTCGGAATCTGGCAGAAAATCATATTTGGTTAAAAGGTTCAGTGGCTTGATAAAAACGATTTCATCGATTTCGAGAGGCAAAGTAATATCAGACTCTTTAATCATATTGAAATCGGAAAGGCTGATAATGTCGCCTGTATTAACGCGAACACTGACCTCTTCCATCATATACCGGGGAACGATACGGAGTACCTGGCTAGTCTTTTCGTGAACGGTAACGATGTAAGGTTCTTTGTACCCGTCACCGTCTAAGTCAAACCATCCATATTGCTCTAAAAAGCGATCCGGATTATCGTCTGCATCGACTTCAATATTTTCATCTTTAACGTGTAATTCCACGTCAAGCCATATTCCCATTCGCTGCTTTTCAATGACTTCATTTTCAGTAAATTGCATGACATGGGTAAAGCTTCGAGCGTCTTCAATCGTGGTATTGGATTGATTCACCACAAAATTAGGATAATAAATAACATCGCTGACATTGCGATTTAAACTTTCATCGCGAAACGTCTTTTTGAACATGCACCCGGTCGAAGGTAGGGTATAAAGTAATTTATCATGTTCGGTTCGCCATTCCGGTTGTTTCACGTTAATTTGATAATTAAGATAATGAGAAACGCGTTTCCCTTGAGCCTCTTTCATTCCATTGTAATCAGCGCCAATAATTTGCTCTTTTACAATATCGGGTTTTCTCAATAATTCCTGGCTTGCCGTGTCTCCAAATGCAAGTATCGCATTCATAATTACAGGACTTTTAAAATTAGCCGCATTATCCCAAGGGTCTGAACGTGGCCCATATTCTTGTTTGCCAAGCTCCCTTCCACGTTGAACGATGTCGATCCATTCTTCCATCGAGTCAAGATCTTCCGAATAATCGCGCCGAACTTGATCGGCGATTTTTAATAAATCATCTTCCTCAAGCAACCTGGCAACGTTATTCGTATTTAAAAATGAAACAAGGCGATCAATCGGCGTAATTTCATAAACCATTTCACCTTCTATCTCTAATCCGTCGGGGCCATCTGCCTCGAATTCAATTTCCGCGATTTCGTTCGTCGCCATTTCTAGCCTCATAGGTCAATTCGTAATTTAAATTCTCTAAACAAAAAATATGTATTTTTGTAAGAAAGATATTCATTTCCTCTGGTGAAATATCAGAGGTGCCTATGATAGTTTCGTATTCTTCATTAAATTTTTTATTGGTTTTCTTCCCTAAAAACTTATTGCAAAAAAAATCGTGTAATTCTTGTTTATCTTGTCCGCAATAACTTTCAATCTCTTCCATCCACGCCCAAAATAAACCACGTTGACGTTTGGTTATTTTCTTTTTGTTGTATTCATCAACCGTGATTATGATGGGATAATTAAGATTTAACGCGTAATGATCGATATCTTTTAACGTCGCTTTTAACGCATCTTCATTTCTGACAACGTAAGCGATTTCAGTAGCCACCAGCACCGACCTCACTCACCCATGAATCCTGAAGGAATACTTCGTTAGTAAAATATTCGGGATCTTCGGCAAACGTTAAAGCCAACGCGTCGCCAATGTCCGGGCTTTTAACGCCGCGTTTTTTCATGTCTTCTTTTTTCTCAAGCGTTCTTTGTCCTGAGCTATTGAAAAAATATTGCGGGGCCGTCAGGTCAACCATAAGATCGGCATGGTAAGGCACAACAACATTCGGGATCTTGAACCAGTCGCGCATCATCAACCACATTTCAATCCGCTTGTTCTGAAATTGAATGGGATCGTGCGCTTTTTCGGATGAGTTCACCCCAATAATACGGTCCCCCCATTGTTCCTCTAATTTGTCGTAAACACCGGCACCAATACCAATGACATCAACAAAAACCATATCGAAGCGATAATGACGCATCCAGTAATTCACATGCCCGACGATTTCCATCGTTGAAGATTTTTTTATCGTGTCAATAAAATGAACAATACGGCCTTGTCGCATCACAAACGCGGTTCTATCGTTGCCAAATCTCGCCGGATCAACCCCCAGTAATTTCGGCCCAACCACCTGAAATTTACATTCGCGATCCATTGCGGCCTTAACAAACTCACCATTGATTAAATTATTAGAAACGGAAGCGTTGTAATCAATATCGATTTCCTGGGCAACGATAACCGGATCAAGGATTTGTTTTTGTTTCTCATACCACGCGCTGTCCTTTCGGGGGTCGTCTTTCCAATGAAACGTAAACACCGGGATTTTTCCAGCCATTCGTTTTCGATAAAAAGGATTGCCCGTACCGTTTGGCGTGGAGACGTCTATTTTTACGTCAGAATTGAGGCTCAAACTGGCCTCGATTAGATCGGGCCGCTCATAAAAGGCTGACTCGTCCTTAAAATAAATTGAACTACGACCACCACGACCTATGTTGTCTCCCGACTCACCGCAAATGGTTGATCCGTTTTCTGGATTCATGATTTTTAAAAATGCGGCGTGCTTTCTTTCTTCATACCCCATCGGTAAAAATTCTTGAGGCAAATTCCTTAAAATAAAGCGTATTTTTTCAAAAATACATTTTGGATCACCAATTTTATCCACCAAGTCTTCTTTTCTTGAGCCAAAGGCAATCGCTTGACCAGGATAAAAAAGCCAAAGACAAACAGAGAAAGCGCAACATAGCCAGGTAACTCCAGCATCCCGACTTTTTTCACAAATACCGTCTTCTTTATCCCTCCAGTGTCGGAATAAAAATTTTATAAAATCTTCTTGTTTCGGAAATAATAGAAAGGGAATTTCAGCGGGAAATAAACGCGGATCATATGTCATCATCCAATCATTGATAAAATCAGCATAGTTTTGACGATAATGAACTATCGCCGCTTCCATCAATTCAGGATCAGAGCGTAATTTTTCGAGTCTTTCCGTCCGCAGCCGAAAGATATCAAGACGTTCGTCAGTCATTCTGCGCGCCGGTTATCTTCGGTTTATTCGAATTTGTTCAAGTTATAATAGATAAGATGAAAAGATATTTTAAGCTTTTTTTTAGGAATAAAAAAAGCCAGTAATAAAAATTACTGGCTGAGACAATGAAGAAGCACTAATCAATGTCACCTCTGTGACAGATTTAATTTAATACAATATGATTAATATTTCAAAGCTTTCATTTGTTGGTTATTTAAATTAATTATTTGTTCAACGGCTCAAATAAATCTCTGAAGAGCCGTAAGCATCGCGCTCGATGGCATTCAAAAGTTCCAAAAATGTCGTGTACGATTCGTGATTTTTTTCTATTAAAAATTCGGCGTTTAATTTTTTAAACAGATTACTCATATTTTCTTTTACTAATGAACAAATAATTCCATCATCGGTTTTTTTAAATTTAATTTGCCAATTTTCTGGAAGAACATAACGGACTAAACGGCGATTTAATTCTTGAGTTTGTTCAGAATTCATTTGTTAGTCCTGTTTAACTATTCGTCTTCGACGGTTAACGTAATTTCGCAATCACTCATGTCCACGTCTTGAATTTCTTCACGAACAACAACGGTTGGAATATCTTTGCGAACTTCTTCGGCCTCTTCAATGTATTCATCTTCCTGGCCGTCTTGAATTTCTTCACGAAACAAACCTTGAGCATAGGCGCGCAATGCCATTTGCAATGTTTCACGCCCCAAGTCGGACAACTTTAATCGCTGCGCGGGACGCCCAACCTTACGGCCTTCAATCTCTTCATCATCGAGGAATTCAAACCATTCCTCATGTTTTTTAATCATGGCGTAAACGGATTGGTATTCTTTGCGGTTTTTGGCAATTTCTGAGATGGTGGGCGCTTTAAGCTCTTCGATCAGCTCCATAAAACCTAAAGTGGTTACACTGATTACCCCTCGGTTTTTTCCGGTTTTTTTGCAAAATTTAGCAAGGTCAAGAAACATAGGTCTATCCTTTGGTTGGCAACAAACAATTTTTTAACACATTAAAATAATTATTTCATTTGATTATTTAAAAATGTTATTTATAATCATTTTGTCACTTAACAAGTGATAGCCTATGATCTCTTACCCAGTTTCCCCAAGCTGGGTTTTTTTATGCCCTTGCCGGTTCCTCTTCTATATTTTTATCCCTTTCTTCAATTGATGAGAGAAGAAATTCTGCCAATCCGCTGGGATCTTCCTCATTGAAAGACTTTTTTACCAGTTTCTTAACAGAAACGAAATTTTTACGATCATCATCGCCAATAAAGGGATCAATCAGGTCGTTAAATAAATAAATGATGGTGATCGCTCGACGAACTGGACCTTTCCCCAATTCACTAAAATTCAAATCATCAAAAAAAGTTTTCATGGATTTTCCAAACTTTTCTTTGCTGCGAATCCCATGAAGAAATTTATTTAAAAGATCTTCGACATAATCTATGACTAACTTCGGACAAAAATCCAATTTACACTCTTTATCATAAATTACGTCGCGGCTTTTATCGCAACACGCCGCCACAGCAATGGTGTTTTTTCCGGTAGATTTTAATCCGGACTGCTCTTCACAATACGGACACCAATAATGCTCAATAATGTAGGTGTATTGCGCTTTCATTAACTGGGCATAAATCCCTTGAAGTAATTTCTTTTTATCGCTCACTGCTCTGGCTCCCTAATGCTCATGTTTTTTATGTTTTATTGATTCTTCCAATTCCAAACTCAGTTCTCTTAAAACATCGACTAAACAATGCCAACAAGTATTACTTTTGAAACTGAAAAAACTTTCTTCGTTTTCATCTTTTTCAATACGCAAAAAGACCAAGCCTTCAACCGGTATATTATTTTTTGTCAGATACGACTCATAAATTCGTTGCGCGCGATTTAAAGCCGCCAAAATATGATCATTCTTACTCAACACTTTGTTATTTCTTTTACCCATAAACCCACTCCAATAAAATTCTGATGACTTCCAAGCTGGCCATACCTAACGTAAACCCTGTAAGTAAAGCTATATTTCGAATTTCTTTTCTATGAATAAATAAAATCTTTTCTATTTGCCGATCTAAATCCCCAACATGAACAAACTCTTCACCATCAACTTTAATTTTTAAAATCTCGTCATCATTCATTACGTCGAGTATTCCCTTTTTATTGCTCGCCACGCATCATCTCCAATTCACTCGGTAATTCCGGATTTCTAAAATCACCAAAGACGCCTTTGCATTTGATCCACTTACCAGGGGGCAAATCTTTACCATCCCATTGCTCAATGGCATCTAAGGCGTCAAAGAATTGGGGATAACAAAAGCGATAAGGACCAAAACCACTCGAATCAATATGGCAATATAAAGCATAGGTGAAGAGCATACGCTGAATACCGCATAAACCATGTCCGGGTATCTCTCGTAAATTAGTGTATCCCTGCTCTTCGAGTGTTCCATTGTCCGCCCCAAACATTGAATTGAACGTCTCTAATAACTCCATAATCTTTTCTTCTTTTAAGTGATCGCTTTTCTTCATTGAACCATTCCTTCAGGTCTTGGAATATCTTCTTTATTTTCCAGCCGGTCGGCGGTCCCTCTTAAAAATTTAATCATATCTTCGCGGGAGCCAGAACTGATGTAATCCGCCACGGAATCGGGATTATTGTCTTCGGGCCATACCACTAGAGCCAATCCCATATCGACGGAATAGATCTCTTCCAATTCAATTTTAGTGATTTCAGCCAGAACTCCAAGCGCTTCATCGCGACCGTGTTTCTTCACAAATTCTTTAAAATTTCCCATACTCGTACTCCCTTAATATTTTGTAACCGTTATTCAATATTTCTTTTTTATATTTCGACCAAGCTTCATTGATGTAAACCCAACTCTCAACAACATGAACGCGTTCATTATTTTTATCGTATGAATTGATGTATTTTGCAGTTTTACCGATTTTTGGAGCGGTCGCGAGAAAGCTTAAACGCTTCTTAAAGCGCTCGTTAAATTCAATTTCAGGGGGGATTTCAACGATATTTGAGAGGTATTTTATTTGATCGTCATACCAAGCAAAGATTTTCAACCGATGTTCAATATGTTCCATGTTAATTACTTTTTTATAATCTGTTTTAATTATAAATAAAGTAATTATTATAAAAAGTCAAAAAATTAGGTCATTATTAATAAACTGTTACGCCTTTGTATAAAACCGGCTTTTAAATTGCTATCAACGGCTTCTTTTATCCACTCGTCGAGATGTTGATCAATGGAATTTTTTATCTCATATTCAAATGCGCCGTTATGTTCTTCGACATAATGAAGCGCATAAATACGAATGGCGTGCTTTAACTGGTTGGTAGGTTCATTCATAGCGTCGTCTTTAATATTTAAGAGCCATATCGAGTTTTACACGTTCGAGCAATGCAATAACTTCATCTGCATTCATACCCGATTGACTGAAGGCCCAGGAACATCCATCACCTATGTCATTATAAGCAATGACAATGCATTTTTTACCCTCATAAGGCTCTATTGTTTGGTTTTTATACCCATCTAACGCGTCATTTAAACACTCTTCCGGCGACCAATGAAGCGCGCTTTTGCTTTTTTTAAATAAGTCGTTTGTCATTCATTAGCCTTCATTTTCTTCAGTCTCCAAAACCTTATTTTTCAAAACATCTTCCAGTATTTTCTTACTCATTTCATGG